GACATGTTGAAACCACCGGAGATACACGATAAATTCATCGTATACTTAGCATGGAAGCAAGCGGAACACAAGCAACCACCCAACAAGAAACAAGAAAAACTTCAACAATACCTTACGGATACAAATTAGATGACAACAACAAGAAGACGCTATTACCTGTCCCCGAAGAGCTTGCGGCTTATCGAAAAGCAAAAGATTATTTACAATCTTGCTCTTATCGGGAAGTTGCTACTTGGCTATCAGCCACGACAGGGCGTAGCATATCAGCCCAAGGGCTACGAAAAAAAGTCTTAGGAGAGAAGAATGGGCGGTAATATTAAAGAACCAAAAATAAAAGAAATTGAACTTGATAAGAATTTAAAGAGTTTACTAAAAAAAGGATTGATTGTAAAAGTTAAAGGTGGATATAGGTTATCCCCGTTAGGAATGAAGTTATTCGGAGGAAAGAATGGTAAGCCTAATAAAAAGGGCGGAAAAATTAAAACCTATAAAAAGGGTGGAAAAACTAAGTGAATGAAGTACCACCTCCTAAGCCTAAAAGACAGTATAATTTCAGCGTTTCTACGAAACTTAGGAAAGCGGCTCAGAAGAAGTTACGCCAAGCTAAGAGGACGGCTGAAAACAAGGTAAAACAGGTAAAAAAACAACGGGACAAGGTCAGGTTCATTGAAAAAGGGCTGAAAAAGATAGAAGGAACCCTCACAGGACAAAATCCAGCCGCTTTAACCGAGGATGACATAAAAGTGGCACCAAAAGTGCTGAAAGAGCACTTGGAGCAGGAAAATATCGTATTCAGACCCAATATTGGGCCACAAACGGACTTTTTAGCCTCCCCGGAACGTGATGTTCTATATGGAGGCGCGGCAGGCGGTGGAAAATCATACGCTCTACTGGCTGATTTACTTAGGTACGCTCATTTACCCGACCATCGGGCACTGTTGATTAGACGAACTCTCGATGAATTAACAGAACTGATAGATAAAAGCAAGCAATTATACCCGAAAGCATTTCCGGGAGCGGTATTTAAGGAATCGAAATCCATGTGGATTTTTCCTAGTGGAGCCACCGCTTGGTTTTCTTATCTCGACAGGGACAAGGATGTGACAAGATATCAAGGTCAGTCCTTTAACTGGATAGGAATAGATGAAATAACGCATTATCCCACGCCTTATGTTTGGGAGTACCTGCGTTCACGACTGAGAACGACAAACGAAGAAATAAAACCTTATATGAGGTGGTACGGCCAATCCCGGCGGTGTCGGTGGATGGTGGGTGAAAAAAATGTATATTGACCCCGTACCCCCACACGAAACGTTTGCGGCTAGGGACATGGAATCCGGTGAGATATACAGATGGCCTGAACGACATGAAAAGGCGGGAGAGCCGCTTTATCAACGAAAGTTCATTCCCGCGAGACTGACGGACAACCCTTATCTGATGAGGGATGGGCAGTATGAAGCGATGCTTCGTTCCCTGCCTGAAGTGGAAAGAAAACGATTACTGGACGGTGATTGGGAAGTTGCGGAAGGCGCGGCTTTTCCAGAGTTCATGCGTTCCACCCATGTAGTGGAGCCTTTTGAGGTTCCCGTGGGATGGCAGCGAATGCGTTCCGGTGACTACGGATACGCCTCTCCATCTTGTATTTTATGGGGTTGCTTGGATTTTGATGGAAATATTTTCATCTATAGGGAACTTTATAATTCGGGATACACGGGTGACGTACTGGCCCGTCTCATACTGGAGATGGAAAGAAACGACCCGGAGATGTTCTTATCAGTACTCGATACGAGTTGCTGGAATAAAACAGGAGTAGGCCCGAGCATAGCGGAGACGATGTTCAGGAATGGTGTTCGTTGGATTCCGGCTGACAGGGACAGGGTGTCAGGAAAAGTGGAAGTTCACAGGCGACTGGCGATGAACCCCGTGACAGTGGAACCGAGACTGAAAATATTCAGTACGTGCACTAACTTGATTAGAACTTTGGCGAGCATACCCACTTCCAAGACTAATCCGGAGGATGTGGACACGAAGGCGGATGACCACGCTTATGACGCATTGCGGTACATGATTATGACGCGGCAGTCAAATCAACCAACGCTTAACACGGCGTTAAACAAGATAAAGAATAAAGTGCAGTATGAACCAAGTGACACAGTTTTTGGATATTAAACATGACTAGTAAGTTAGGCACGACAATAGATTGGGGCGGAGATAAATCTTCCGTTTGGCGGCAGCTAGTCTGGTATGCTACTCGTAACAGTTATTATGATACAACCGCTGAATTAAAAATTGCATTTGCGGAGGGACAATTAACCAAGGCTGACTATTCATACTATAAGGATATGCTTTTCAGTCATAGGCCAAAGAAAAATGTATTACTTGATGAGGATATAAAAAAAAGTGCTTATAAATCAAAAATAGAAAAGAAAATTTCAAATGCATTTGATGAGGGCATAAAAACATATTCTAAAGGAAAACTTAGTACGGCTGCTAAACCAAAACCTGTACCCCTTTCTACTAGCATGATTTTTGGTGAGCCTGTTGCAAAACAGGAATTAAAAAAAGTAGAACCAACAGAAAAACAAATAAAAAAAGAAAAAGTAGAAAAAGTTAAAATACCTAAAAAACAACAAGCACTAACTGAATCACAACAAACTCTAGCAAATTTATTCAAGGCGGCTGATAGTATAGCGAAACCTAAAACTATTAGAAAAGTTGCTACAACTATTGGAAAAGGGATATTAAAAAAATTACCTGTGATAGGTATTCCATTTGAAGTTAAACGTATGAAAAAAGAATATGAACAAATAATGGCAGGAGAGCATCCCATGTTTCCTTCTGCTGAAAAACTTAGTCAGCAAGTATATAAAAAAGGTGGCGAAGTTTCATCAAAAAAAAGAAAACCTTACGCTGTAGGAGGTAAAGTCTACAGTCAACCAATACGAAAACCCAAACTTATATAAAAAAAGGAGAAAATTATGCCACAAGATGATTATAACTATGGTAAAGCTTATATTTGGAAACAGGACAAGGAAAAATGGAATAGACCTGATGCTCCACTGACACGCTCCAAAAAAGATTTTGACGCGCACGGCGGAACAGGACAGCCTAAAGAATTCATCCAAGCTGTTCCAAGTAAGAAAAGTGAAAAGCTAAGTTCTAAAATTATGAATGCGGATAAAGAAAAGCCATTGAATGGCAATAGCAACGATTAATTTTTAAGGAAATTATGGCACAAGAAGGCGTAAAACAACCAACTGATGCTGCGTCTGCTGTACCGTCTGAAGATGCGCCTAGCATTGTAGGATTTATACAAGGCAAGTACAACGAGGCTAAAACGTCTCGAACTACGCATGAATCAAGATGGTTGCGGGCATATAAGAATTATCGTGGTGTCTATGACAGCACAACATCATTCAGAGATAGCGAAAAAAGTAAAGTTTTCATTAAGATAACAAAAACTAAAACTNTNGCCGCTTATGGACAGATTGTAGATATCTTATTNGCAAATAAAAANTTTCCCATATCAGTAGAATCAACACCCGTACCTGAAGGAATTTCAAGTCAAGTACACTTGGCGGCACCGGGAGAAGAGCAAATTCAATCCCCTTATGGATTTGAGGGAGACGGAAAAACTCTGGAACCGGGTGCGTTACAAGCAACAGCCCCTGATACTAAACTCGGCGGAATTGCCCCAGAATATGAAGGTGCGACTTTACTGGAAGGAAGAAGCAGGCATGGTGGCCCACAAATAAGTCCCGCCCAAGAAACGGCAAGGCGAATGGAAAAACTTATGCATGACCAATTATTGGAAAATAACGGGGTTAATGTATTGCGTCATTCCATATTTGAATCAGTTTTACTGGGAACAGGAATTATTAAAGGCCCTTTAAGTTATAATAAAACTATTCATAAATGGTCTAGTGAAAATGAGGAAAAGACATATGAACCTTATAGTAAGCTCGTACCTAAAATAGAGGGAGTATCCTGTTGGGATTTCTTTCCTGACCCCGCGGCTACAAGTTTGGATGATTGTGATTATGTAATTCAACGACATAAATTTACTCGTTCTCAGTTACGTGATTTAATTAACATGCCGCTGTTTGATGAAGAAGCCATTTCCGAATGCTTGGCGATGGGTGGAAATTATAATACGGAATATTATGAAGACATAATTCAAACCTATGATAAGCAAAATTATGGTGAGGGTGTGACTTCAGACAGATATGAAGTTTTAGAGTACTGGGGAGTCCTAGACTATAAAACTGCATCTCAAATAGAGATGAATTTACCCGAAAGGTCTAATGAGCTTGACCAAATTCAGATTAACGCTTGGGTGTGCAATGGAAAAACACTTCGCATAGTTTTAAATCCATTTACACCACAAAGACTGCCTTTCTGTACTTTTCCTTATGAAATAAATCCTTATCAATTATTTGGTATTGGTGTGCCGGAAAATATGGAAGACGCACAGTTACTTATGAACGGGCATGTAAGAATGGCCATAGATAATTTAGCATTAGCGGGTAACTTAGTTTTTGACGTGGATGAAGCGTCACTGGTGCCGGGACAGAACATGGACATATTCCCCGGAAAGATTTTTAGAAGACAATCGGGTGTAACGGGAACGGCTATCAATGGATTGAAATTTCCTAATACGGCACCGGAAAATTTACAGATGTATTTACAAGCTAGGCAACTGGCTGATGAAGAAACAGGAATACCGTCTGTCATGCATGGACAAACGGGTGTCTCAGGTACAGGTCGTACTGCGGCAGGACTATCAATGTTACTTAGTGGCGCGGGTTTATCTACTAAAACCGTGATGAAAAACATAGATGATTTTTTATTAAAACCACTGGGAGAAGCGATGTTCCAATGGAACATGCAATTTGACATGGATAACCCCGATATTGTAGGTGACTTGGAGATTAAACCTAGGGGAGTGGCTAGTGTAATGCAGAAGGAAGTTAGGTCACAAAGACTTACAACTTTACTACAAACAGTTGCTAACCCCATGTTAGCACCGTTCATTAAGATACCTAACCTTATCAGGGAACTGGCCATAGCACAGGACATAGACCCCGATAGTTTAGTTAATGACATGAATGACGCGGCAATTTTTGCTGAGATATTGAGAGGACTAAATGTTGGACAAGAAACTGGCCCACAAGCTGACCAAGGTGGTCAACAACCCGGAGGTATGGGCGGCGTTGGAGGAGTACCTGCAGGTGCAAATCCAGACGATGCACAAGGCACTGGTGGCGGCAACATCGGAGTTGGAAATGTTCCGCAATCAGGGGAAAGTAATTTCACTGGAAACGGTACAACGCCTTAGAACGGACGTTAATAACATTTTAAAGAATAAATAAAAAAGGGAGAGATGGCAACAGAAGATTTAAGTAAAACAGGTCAAACAACTTTACAAATTAAAGACCCTTTACCAGATGTATCTGAAGATACTATGGAAAACCAAGTAGGTTTTATACCT